TGAGGAGGGTTTCCCAGACTTTGTGCGCCATTTCTGGTCACCCCAATTTTTCAGGGACTGCTGGGGAGCTTTCAATCTTTGTACCCCCCACCTGCGGCTTTGTAGCGTTTAGCCATAACTTGCGCTTTTCTCGCGCTCCACTGCCCTGCACCCGTACCTACAATCGCCGCAGCTTTGACACTATTGAAGATGCGCTTACGAAGTCCCGGTTTGGTGTAGTTCCCGGCTTCATTTACTTTAGATTTTGTTTTACCGCCTTCAGCATATGATGCTGTTTTAGCGGCATTGGCAAAGTCATTCTTTTTGGGAGCGCCAGCAGAACCAGCACTACGCATCTTCTCACTGGAGCCTGCCGCAATACGTTTTTTCTTAGCCGCAATATTGGCATACAAACCAGCGGGGCCACCAGACTTCATATAGCCCATCTTGTTACGCACTTCTGTGGGCAATTTAGACAAGCCCGGATTCTCATCCGCATCAACTTCTTTTAGCGCCCCGCCAGATGCCATTTTCTTAGGTTTAATGCCCTTTTCCTTCATGGCAATAGCCGTGGCAGCTTGTTGGGCTAGTCCACCTTTGGCAAACTGTTTAAAGCTATCACCATCCTTACGGAACTCGGTTCTAGCCTTTGGTATCTTAGAGGGGGCCATCGCCCCCATTCCACGGGAGGGGCGCATTTAGCACATCTTCCCTTTGGTCTTGCCTTTGGAAGCAATGCCATCCGCACGGGCAGATACCGAGCCGCCAGAAGCGTATTTAGCCATACCACCCATATTCATTTTCTTCCCCATCAAAAACGCAGGCTTACCGTCTTTCATGGGCATGCCACCCTTCTTCATGCCTGCCATACCGCCCATATTCATGGCTGAGTTTTTCATCATTTTCCCGTCAGGCATTTGGTGCATGCCACGTTTTTTCATACCCATTTCAGATTTTTTCATGGAACTTCCACCTTTCTTAAACCCCATATGTTTAGTGACATTACCACCTTTTTTAAAGCCACCTTCGCCTCGCATAGTGTCTCTTGCTCGTTCCTCAAAAGCGTTTCTTTCTCTACCCTCACGAATAATACGGTCTTGGGCTTCTTTAAGACTTTTATTTATTGGAGGGGTTGTTGGGGGTTGAGTTCTAGCAGCCACTGCACGTGCCCCACCACTGGCCCCAACTCCAATCTCTTCTTCCGCCGCACGTGCCGCAGCCTTACCCGCCCTAGATGCAGACGCCGCTTCCGTTGCAGCTTTACCCATAGAACCAAGCGTACGTACACCACGCCCAACCGGGGTCAAGGCTGCAATACCTTGGGTAACTTCTGCCAGATTTTCGGCGTTACGTTCTTTCTGTTCTGTCGAGGGAGCATTTTTTGCGGCCCTATCTGTGCGTCCGGTTACCGCACCAGAATTGGTTGTATCAGATGAAGTAGATTTGGCTTCCGCAGGAGCTTGTGGGCGGTTACGCCCCTCATCCCTATAACTACTACTTGGTTTAGCCATATTGGTACTGTAGGACTTACCTTTGTAGGTAAAAGTTTTACCTTCACCAAGTTCATTTAATTTTTGCCGAAAAGCTTTGCCAAAGGAAAGGCTATCCACTCCCCCACCCTCATCGTAGCGTTTAACTTTGCCACCAAATTTCATCCCACCACGGATGGAGCCGCCTTTTTTGTAACCAGCGTCGTCGTATGCCGCTTTGTCGCGCACTTTTTGCGGTATTTTTTTAAAGTCCGCAATGGCACGGTTAAAATCTTTAGTAGCTCCTGCTTTTGCTACCGGTGAAATTTTACTAACCATATCTTTTTCTTCGTTTAGGGCGCGTTCAGCACGGCTACGTGCGTCTTCCATTTTTTTAGCGTAATCAGCCATATCAATCTCCTAGCATTTCCAAGCTCTTAAACTTTTGTTTATACGGCTATTCGGGTCATTTGCTGTCTTGGCAGAGGTCAACTTCTTCTTCATCCCCGTCATCCTCGCACAGAAGGAATCGCGCCGGGAGCCTCCTTCGGGTTGGGGCCGCTTCAAGCCGGGTTTTCCGGGGTTTGCTGCTTTGTAGGAAGCCCTCCCCTTCGCGTTCAGCCCACCCGCCGGGTTCTTGCCTTCTTTTCTTGTCCATGCTGGAGTCTTAGCCATTTCATGCCGCCGTACTAAGCGTTAGTTGTGCCGCTTCCATCGAAGGGTACAGAACATCGTTACCAAAGTCGCTCTTGTACTCATGGATGCCCATATGACCTAGCTTAATTGTAGGGTCAAGCCAGATGTCCAAGCCCTGCTCCCGCGCACGATCACAGAACAAGAAGTCCTCTCCAATATACCCTTCAGGGGTACATTTGAAGTCGAAGTAAGCATGCAACCGCGCATCCGTATTTGTGTCCTTGTGATCCCACTCAGGGTGAGCCGCCTTCAGAACTTCAAACACACGGCGCTGGATCATCATAAACCCGGTGGCTACGCGGTAAGCCCGGACAAGCCCCGCTTCATCCATCGTAACTTTGCCTTGCGGCCCGTTTACACCATGCCCACCGTCTAGGGATACGATGTAGACCTTACCTTCTTTACGGGCTTCATAAGCCCCCGCCACAATTGCCTTGTCCTGATTCCAACACATCAACCGGATAACATCATCCGCATCAAATGTCATATCGGCATCAATGAACATGAGGTGGTCAGCGTCAGACTTCATGAACTCATGGGCAATAATATTCCGTGCGCGAGACACAACAGAACACCCGCAGAGGCTATTAACCTCTACGTCTATCCCATGCTGCATCAGTTTTTGTCCAAGCTGCATCAACGACACTGCCATCTTCACACCCACTTTATGATCGTAGGCGGGAAGACCAATCATCAACTTCTTACCAGCAAGATCAAAACCTTTTTGGACTTGCACAATCTCTCCTGTTATCCGTAAAAAATGATTGCGGAACCAAGGTTTGTTACCGCTCCATATACAGCGGTCTGGAACACCAACCCCTCGCCGGGAAACAATATAAATGTTGGTTGCGTGGCTGAAGCTACCGTGTTGAGTGTGGCTTTAACTGCGCCGCCTGATCCACCGTCCCGTAGAACAAGACTCCCCGCCGTAGCGGTAGGGATGATATAGACCGCTTTAACCCTGCAACGGGCAAGAGCGGTAGGGGTTTGGTCGGTAAATTGACCGCTGCCGGTAATGGGTACGCTTACTAATACGTCTGTTTGCATCACAGTAATCTCCTATAAGTAATACGGGGGCCGAAGCCCCCTGAAGGTTAGGAGAAGGGAGTCGCAGCAGTACCAGACCCAACCAAAACACCGTTGACAGACCAGAGGTTAGCAGCCAACGCTGTTATATTGACTTGGCTACCCCGCGCAGCACCGCCAGTAGTCGTGGCGTTCAACGTGATGACTGTGCTGGTCACTGCGGCAAAGGCGTTATAGACGGTAGACGTAACGCCCAAGGTGCCAACAAACTTGTCTGACCCACCGCAGGTGACGGTTTGGGCAGAAGCACCCGCCGAGATTGCGTTGAAGAACAAGACAAACTCAACACCAATGTTGCTTGGCGTATTGGGGTCGCTACCGGGGCCAGAAGTAGTTGGGTCAGCAGTAGTCACAATGGTTGGCAGAATGATTGCACAGGTTGCCGGAACCAGCAGAGTATGACCAGCGTGAGTGGCTACAGAAAGAGTTACCGTAGCGCCGAGGGTAAGAAGGTTACCCGGCCCTTGAGAGTAGAAACCGTTAAGCGAACGGACAGGGCCGTCAAGTGTAGTAATCATTATAGAAGTCCTTTTAAGTGGGCGTGTTTAATTGCTTGACGCCGAACGCTGCTTGTTTCTCCGCCAATGGCTCTAGCCCTTGCAGCATACGACATTTCTGGGTGGTCAACAACAAACTTTAGTTTGGCCCGATACTTGGGGTCATTTAAATACCGCGCTTGCTGCGCTTCGGATAGTTTAGCTATATACGCTGGGCCGGTATATGTGGATGTGTTGCGTAGCCGAGCGGCGGACATTTTCCCCTTAGCCTCAGGGGTATGCTGTTTACCGCGCATTGGAGCCTTTGAAAACTCAGCTATGTTGTAGCAGTTAGGCTCCTCAAACTGAGCGCGTCCACACAAAAACGCTTCTTCAATTGCGTCTAAGTCATTTACGTTTTCGCATTGCACTTCAAGCGACCATTTAAACGCCGGTTCCCCGTATTTAGTAAATGCACGCTGTAACTTTGGGTTGATGTGTTTGCCAGAACGCAAAAGGCGAAAATGTTCGTGGATGCGCTTTTTTACGCCTTGAGATTGCCCAACATAGCAGTGTCCTGTAGTCATATTGACTATCTTGTACACCCCAATAATGTCGGAGACGTATGGCATTAAGCAGTTCCTTGGGCCTAGTTATAGCCACTTTACACTTAACAAATAGCCCCGTCAACATGCTTTTCTATAGATGGTGAAATACAAACAATTCGCAGGTTTACGAATTTGGTTTTGGTACGCGCCGTGTGTGGTTTTGACAACCACAATAGAAAAGGGCCACCGAAGTGGCCCCTCTCAACCGCTAACTACTTGATTCTATTACGAAGAACCAGAGGCACCGAAGATGCCAAGCGGGTCCGAGGCTCCAAACGAATACCGCTCACGGCTCTTGTAACGCACATTCCCGGTATCGAAATCTCCATCCATTGAGTTCGCCAGAGGC